ATGATGCATCGCCAAATTTAAATTTCAGTGCATCACCATCTGTAAACACAGTGAATACATTTTCTTCTGCATTGGCTTGTGCTTGAAAGTTCAATCTCTGCACATCCGGCATGGTTGGCTTGATGGTTACATGCCAATTGACGCCTCTGAATTGCACAGACTTTAATTTCTCATTCACAATCTCAGCGTTCATAAATCTATAATCATTTTTGAAGTCTTTGGAATCATTTTCAAAATGCAATCCCACAGGCACAGTTTCGCCATTGCGTTCTTGTGTGTTGACTGTGATGTCTGCATTGTCTTTGTACACAGGCAGTTTGAGTAGAATGTCAAGTTTGCCTAGATTGGGCATGCCAAACGTGCCAGCAAATTCAGTGAGTGCATTTTTTAGATTTGATTTGACTACAACAGATCGATCTTCTGCCATAGCATCAATGGTGGTTGATTTGTCATCACCAACAATCTTTACTAGATCAATAAAACCTAGCGAATGTGTGTGCTTGACAATGTCTTGTAGTGTGTCTTTCATACTGTGTATCTCCTAAGTTGTTTTATTATAGAATTATTTAGAGCTAAAGTCAAACTATCTTTTCTTTTTGCGTTTTACAGTTGGTTGCATGCCAGTAAAGTGTGCTTTAATGCTTGTTTTTTCGCCATCTTTTGTAAGCACTGCAAAGGAATACATATCATCTATGTGGTAAAAATCACACTTTAAAGCATGTTGGTTTGTCAAGTCTTGGATTAATTGTTCGGAACAATAGGTAATTTTATGTTCGATTAGTTTTTCCCATTCTTTTTTATTATCTGTGTCACTGAAGTGTAGCAATGCTTGTCCTCCTGGTCTCAACACCTGTGAACAACTCTCAATTAATTTGTCTATTTGCTCTATGCTTAGATAAGGAATCAAGTCCAAACAAATCAAACTACCTATTTGGTCATATGGCACATCAAAGTTGCTGATGTGTCCTGTAAATTCTAAAGGTTTTACTCTAAACATTTGAGGACTAGCACGTTCTGTTTTGCCAATTTTTGTTTTGGTATAGGTATTAAGTGTTTCTGTATCAACATGATTACAACAAACATAAACCAAATGCGACTTCACAGATAAATGCACATAATCATATCGATTTGCAATCAACCAACACCAAGGATATCGCCAATCACTTTGGCGCTGGCACCAATTTGTAACAAACTGTGACACTGCGTGTGAATGTTTTACATCTATTTGAGCAACATATTTTTCTGTAAATCCAAAAACATGCTCTGATTTGCCTCGATCTAGTGTGAGTGCAAGAATTTTTTTCTCGCTTTCTTGGATTAAAGATCTAGCGTTTTTAAGAGAAGCCGCAAGTTCATTTTTAACTTCTACAAACTCTTCATCAGTTGCTTGTTCTAACACTTCGATGGCGTGTTTAATTTGTTTGCGTGATACCATTATCCAAATAATTTATCAAAAGTGTTGTCTGCTTCTGAAGCTCCGAAGTCCCAATCCAGCACACCAATGAGGTTGTCTAATTTTTTATTGATTAGTGTGGCCTCCATTTCATTGTCGGCAAACGGCATCTCTTTGAACCACTCAGGAATCCTCAGTTCATCAGTTGGATATGCTATGGATGTATATCCCATTGGATTGTCTTTGAGCTTACACACAATACATTTTTGTCCATCAATGATGTCCATACTGTATTTGTCATTGTACACTTTTTTAAGTGTGTTCCAATTGATGGCAGCTCTCACGTGTCCAGGCATGTTGATTTTGCCCTTTCTCTTTTCGCGTGAATGATATTCTGTAAGTTTGTTCACACGACGTGGAGATCCTTTTTCCCAACCTGGCATTTTTTTAAACTCCAAACGGAAGTCTGCAATAAAATCCATCACCTCTTCTTCGTCAGCGCCTGTCAGCACTTTGTCTAAAACATCTGACAAAAAGTCCTGGATGTATGCTGGCGTATCAGAACGTTTCAGATCTAACCCCATGGCTTTTATTTTGTCTACTGCTTCGCCTTCAAGATCATAAATTTTCATTGCATATCTTTTCTTGGTGATGAACAGACCTTTGGAACCAACTGCTTCTCTGCCTGCCGCAATAAGTTTGCCATATGTTGATGGACAGTTGAATGCGTCCAACATGTATTTGGGGAATGATTTGTTGACTTCTTCTGCCACGGAATCATATAACTCAGTCACATTTTCCTTGCTCCATGGAATGTTGCCAGCATCGATTTCTGCCTTGAGCGGTTGATATGCTGAGAAATACACAGAATCTGTGTCACCATAAATGACCGACTTGCCTCTGTAATCATATTCACCACAGATTATTTCATTTGTTCTGGCAGCCATATGTTTTGTAATGCATCTGCCTGTGAGTGTGGTTGACTGTCCTATGCGTGTGTCAAAAAATCTACAACCTGGATTAAGGATGGCACCATACAGTGAGTTTAAGTTAATTTTCTTGACCAACTGTCGCTTGTCCCAAAATGCAGTTTCTACTGCATTGTTGGCATCAATTGCTTTTTTCTTTTTGGCTTGCAGTTCTTTACGTTCTGCATACCAGCGTTCCAGCAAGCCTGGGATTACGCCAGCAAATTCATGTGTGAATATTGTGCCATTAGCACTCAGGAACCATGGCTGATCGTTGCTGAATATTAGTTCATACACTTCAGCCGCACTTAAAATGTTGGACTCTCCTGTTTCCCAATCAATGGTTATGCTTTGTGCTCTGTCTTTCCGCATCACTGCTTGATATTCAAACGATCCAAATTCGCCTTCCCATGCACCTGCAAATGATTTCTTTTCTATGGTCATTCTGCGTTCAATTTCTTCTTCTGTGAGTGTTTGACGCAGTTGTCCAACAATAGTTTCTGGAGCCATGTTTAGTGCTCTAATCACAGATGGATACAGTGAATTGATGTCAATGGATCCAATCCAGTCATGCAATCCTTTCTTTGGATATGCCACGTAAGCTCCAGCCGCGGGATCCGATCCTGGTTCACGTCTTATCCTGTCAGGCACAACCATGCCACGTCTGTGTGCTTCATTGATGATGCCTTGTTCTGTAACTGCCACAGCACCCATGGTTGTTTGTATTAACACAGTGTTTTGATGTGCCAGTTCATTTGACAGTGCAATAAATTTTAGTTTGTCATCCAGTCTTCCCAACAGTGCAACGTCCTGCCTGTTGTATTCTATGAATTTTACAAAGTCTTTGTTGTACAATTGATCCAATGTGCCTTCATAAGGTGTCTTTTGTTCACCTAGTTCCATCTTGGAAATAAAGTCAAGTGCATATGAATGTCGTTCTTCATATGTGTATTTTCTATACAGTTGCATGTAGTCCAAATGCACACGACCAATGATGTCATATGTGACTTCTTCGTTACCAAATCTTTCAAACAATCTTTTGCGTGGATAGGTGTTCCACAGACACAAACGTCTTGTGTCATCCTTAGACATGACTTTTTGTATCCTGTTAACTGTGTATGGAATATCAAATCCTTCGGAGTTCCAACCACTCAGCACATCTGCGTCTTCAATCAGTGTAATAAATTTGTCTAGCATGTCTGCTTCAGATTCACACAACATGGTGTTTTCAAATTCTTGTTCAATAATTTCTGGATTTGGAAAGTCTTTGGGCGGAATGGCCAATGATATCAGTTGATCCAACCATTGTAAATACACCGTGATGGATATGATTGGTGCCCATGCATCTGCTGGTTTAGCATAGCCTTTGTTGGGATCAAAGTCCACTTCTATGTCAAAGAATGCAACCTGTAGTTCAGGAGCATCTTTGTTCAAATAGTTTTCTTCCAAACAACGGAATATGGGATTGATATCAGACTCATACAACCGCTTGCCGGACTGCATGTGGACTTCACGTTTGAACTCCTTGCCAGACTTGGTTGCTATGCGTGACACAGGAGTGCCATACACAGATTTAAATTTGCCTTTGGGGTCATCATAGTACGCCACATAGCGAGCAGGATATTCTACATATCTTCTCTCACCTTTGATGCGTTCAACCACAGATATTTTATCTGCGTCACGATCAAACAGGGCGTCTACATAACTCATTATGCCTTTTTGGCGATTGCCAACAATTCCTCTAGTTCTTCTATGTCATGTTTTTCAGCGGCCAATGACTCTTTGAATGCAACTGCAATTGCTTTGGTCAACAGTGCTGGTTTTATTTCAAGTTCTTCTGCAACTGCTTTGACAGTGTCTCTCAACCCATCTGATAAATCTTTTACTTCTTGTTTGACTTTGATGCCACTTTCAATGACATGTTTAACTTTTGCTTGTTCTTCTGTGTTCAATGTTTTCATAAGAATACTCCTTGAACTTATTATAAAACAAAATGTTACTTTTGTCTATTGTTTTGTTTAGGTAATTTTGCGATGATATCAAAATATCTTTTTGGTGGATTGTTTTTGTTGAGTGCTACGCCTCTGGATCCAGGAGAAGTTGGATTTTTAATTTGTTTGTTGACGTCTATGCCTAGTTCAAACAGTTTCATCTGGAGCCTCACTTACATCTGATGGACTTTTAACATGCACAGGGCCTATGTCATGGCCTTGATCGTCATCAACGTTGAACTGTTCTGGTTTATCTTGTTCCCACTGAGTAAAGTAGGAATCATCTGTGATTGTGTCTTCTCTTGTGTTTTCCACTGTGTAGAAATTTTGATCAATCAGATATCCTGGATTTTTAGTAAGTCTTTCTTCCATGAAAGCATCATCATACCAAATTGTTCTGTTGTTTGGATATGCAAAGAATGTGCCTTCATCCATTCTAAACATGTGAGCACACTTGTGTTCTGGATCTTCGGAAAAGTTTGTGTCCAGCATGCCTGCTTTGTCTTCCCAACCAAAATCTATTGTGAACATATAAGTTCCTTTTCTTTTGGTGCCATGCCAATCAACTAGTTCAGCTCTACAGTTTGCTAGTCTGTTTCTTCTCTGCACACTGATGTATGAACTGAAACAGTCCCAATACATGTGGATATTCAATGGATGTTTTGGTGCGTCCTTTTTCCAAACAAAAGCATTTATAGGACGTCTAGTCCAATTTACTCCATTTGGCAGTAGGCATTCGAACAGTATTGCTCTACGCTCCATGCAGTTTGTGGTGTGAATATCGCAAAATGTAAAATCACCATGTCCTTTGGTGTGGTTGAATAGATATTCATTTCTTATGTATGCACTGAATGGCGGAATGTTATGATTGAGATAGGGCATCTACCAGTTCCTACATGACCAATATCTGGCTTTTGTCTTTGGGCCTGGGTTGTCACAGTTGTGTCTTGCTCTGAATGATTTGCGTCTTGCTGGATCTGATTTTCTAATTCTCATTGTTTTCTCGCCTCTTTTTTTAGCACTGGTACCACCATGACCGAAATTAACTTTTTTGATGTTGCCTGTCTTAGGATCTTTGACATAAACTTTAAATTTTGATACATCACCACGCATAGGCTTGTTGAGTTTCACTTTTCTGCCTCTGTATTCAGCTTCAAGTGTGTTGATTAATTTGCCAGCAATCTCGTCTGTGTACACAAGGATGTTGTCATCATGCACTTCGATGATGGGAGTATCTATTGCAAGTGTGTCTCCAAACTCAAATGTCAACACATCGCCAGGCATAGGATTTTGTATTTGATGTTTTAGTTCTTCAAAGTTCATTTCTTTGCCTCAACTATATTTATTACATCTTGAATTGTGACTATCTTATCGACTTCGCTGTCATCAATTGTTATGTCTAATTTTTTTTCCAGTTCCATTACAATTTCCACTGCTGATAAGCTGTCTGCTCCTAGGTCGTCTATTAATTTTGCTGTTGGCACTAGTTTGGCTTCATCATCTGATAATATTTCTTTTATTACTTGGTAAACTATTTTGCTCATTTTTTCTTCTGGCGTGGCTTGTTGCTTACATTTATAGCTTTGCCTTTCCTTTCTGGATTTTTGTCTTTTCTGCGTTTTCTTCTCACGGCTGCCGCAATGGCTTTCTTGCCACCTTTGGCTCTTAATGATGCCGCTCTGGCTTTTGATAGACATTTTGGTTTGCCTTCACTAGCTTTTCTATCACCACATTTGCCAATGCGTTCGCCTTTGGTGTTGTAACGATCCCAACCACCGCCACCTGCTCCACCTTTTTTGCCTTTGCCAAACCATGCTCTTAATCCTGCATGACTTGCCTCATCTAAATCATGATGTTCACAAGAATCAAGTAAATGATAATTTTCTTTGAAGTAAGCAACTGCTTGTTGTTCGTTGTCAAATAATTTTACAGGTTGATTGAATTTGTCTACAACAAGATATCTGTCTTCACGTTTAACACAATTAGGCACACGTTTACCAAACATGGTTTTAAAGCCTTTGCGTTCATAACCTTTCCAACAGCGTGTACCTTCTTGAATTTCAATTAACTCCAGAAGACGCATTACTTTTTGCTCTTGTTGCCCCAATTGGCTGCGCCTACTTTACGGCACTGCACAAGAGCACCAGAAGCGTAAGCCGAAGGCCATACTTTGTATCTTGATTTTACTTTGTGATAGCAGGCATCTTTCTTTTCTGCCAATGCTTCAAATTCTTCTTCAGTGATAGGAGCATTTTCTTCAACTGTTTGAGATTGCTCTTTAATTTTTTTTTCTAGGATGCTCATGAATTCTAATGTTTGTGCGTA